ACTTCAGTGGGCTGAACTGCGGTCAGCCAAACATCCAGCGACATATTGCGAACTCCTCTGTTCAATCTCTATGATTAACTATAACAAAATGGATATACTAAGTCAACCTTTTTCTTCATCCTCAGGTGAAGAATCCACGAGATTTTGAATCAGTTGGTATTGTTCAGCAGCTTTCTTGAGGGCAGGGTATTCTTCCTCAAGAGTTTTACGATCAGTCTCTTTGTACGTGATGCTGGGCTTGCCGTCAATCTTGTCTCGTGTAATATCATATTCATAACCACTGTCAAACCTACGCAAGATACGCCTAAGAGTAGCTCGTTGCGTAGCAATCATTGAAGCAGCAAAAGTGTGTTTTTCGTTTGTCTCAACCTTCTCAAGGGTTTCAAGAAAGTCAATCTCATCCTTGATAGCATCATAGATAGTGTAAGGCACGGTTTTTTCTTTCAAACAATTTGAATTGGGCGGTGTTTATTGCGATTGGTGAACATGCAGACACCTCTCTCGCGGATTTAGTCATAGCAGTTTCGTGTACCCGAAGTCAACCGAAAAATGACCTCGGGTACGATTTTTATGCTTCAATCAGTTCAATGCTATTTGCTTGGCTATAGAAGTCAGGGGCGAATTGAGCGGTGTTCTTAGCGTTCGTGTCTGCCATAAACTTTTCAGCTTTTGCACGAGTGTCAAAATCAACGTGCCAGTACTCACGACCCCATCCGCGTTCTGAGTCTACACCGTGAACGCGATACTTAATGTTTACCTTTGCCATTTTCTATCTCCTTGCTATACATTTAGCATAACAAATGTGAAGCTAATGTCAACCTTTTTTATCCAAAAAAAGATGCCTGACGAATCAGACATCTTTCTCCCCTGTTATAAGAGTTTACTTCCGTACTGGATTGTTCACGAACTCGTACATTCTCTGTGCAGTTTCAAGAACCTTGTCAAGACCTGGAAATTCGGGAGCAGCAACTGTGCTGACTAATTCACCTGTCTTAGGATCCTTTTTAGCAGACAATTCCCAACCAGCGAACTTCATGCTATATTCTTTTTCAAGCAAATCCTTTGCCATGCCTAGAATATCTGTGCGAATTTCGTAGCCGTTCTTGTTGAACTTAACTTCCGGTATTCCAGGTACTTTATTATCCATTTTTACGTCCTTCAATAAAATTCTTAACTTCATCAGTTAACATTAAACCAATAGGAATAGCAATATTTACTAATCCAACATATCCAAGCAAAACCATGTGTCTGTCCTTATTTTTTATATTAATAAAATTGTTTACAGTAATCAACTGTTTTGGTTACTTTAACCAATCTGCTTCTTCTTCAGTATAGGGCCACACTTTACTTTCCCTTTTTAGGGAAAACAGTTTCTTGTGCAGTCTTAACTAAGTCGGTGTAAAAATCCTTGTTAGAAACGACCTTATAAAAGTCATGGCCCGCATCAAGGGCGCCCTCTACAGCCTTCTTAGTGTAGGCAGTCTGAGTGTCAACAAACTTGTTTAATGAAGATGCGAGTCCTTCGTGCTTTACAACAGTATCAACGAAGATTTTCTTTGAAGTCTGAACCGTTTCAATGGCGGTGTCAATCATAGTCTTAATCATAGTAATTTCCTTTCTGTGTGTGAGTAGCTAGGCTACAGATATATTTATCATTGTGAAATGCAGCAACTTATTTCACTGATTCCATATATTCGTCAAGAGTACCGTATAAGGTGATTAGCATTGCTATCTTGTGATCATATATACGCACGAAGGGAAGTTTCTTCTTCCCCTTTTCGTCTAGTGTGGTTCCTATATAATAAGGGCAGTGTATCTTTTTATTCAGCATCATAACATAGCTTTCCCAAGTTTTTGATGTTAAGCTCGGTAGCTTGCTATGCAAAATATCAAACTTGTAGTAAGCAATGTTTGCCCACTCAAAGGCCCGCATTCCGGTATCAGAGAGTCTAAGGCCCTCACCTATCCTACCCGTCACAAACCATTCAAATACTAATTTGTCAGGGTCACGATTATTCCAAGGAAAATCGGGATTGTCCTGAGCTTCGGTCAGGATCGTTTTGACAATTTCAAGTTTAGTTTTAGGATAAGTCATCGGGATAAACTGTGCGTCCCGAGTTCATGAAAACGACAGTAAACTTATCTGTCTTGAATTGTGCGTTCAGCTTACGACAAAGATTTCTAGCATGTCCTGGATTGGAGAAGCTAGTCTTCTTGTACTTAGGAGCAACATCGTTAGCAAGATAATGCGAAGACTTGAGGTTAATAGGCTGATCATCATAGAACACGGCCCAAATGCCTGCTGCCTCTACAATCTGGTCGCACTTATATGTTTTCTTGTCAACATATTCTAGCAACACATTTGGTTGCGTTCTGCTCATTTGAATGATCCACCCTTAATCTCAACTTGTATCACTTCGTTTTGATTCTTGTTATGGGACAATTCGTGCAAATCTAAGAGCAAACGAGCAATATCATCACGCAACCCACGGGCATCCGTCATAGGTAACACCAAATCTTTATTTTGCTTGGAGTCAGCTACTGACATTCTATCCATGAATCGGTTAATATGCATCATCATGTATTTATCTGACTATTAGCCTCTGTTTCTGTTTTGTATGGACCTTGATACGGATAACGCTGAATAAAGATATATTTGGGACAAAAAACTACGCTTTTTACGCCGTTTTGATTCATCACAAACCAGCCTGCTGCATGTTGACACTTAGACTTGCGTGTCTTAGTGAATAGATGCAGTCCTCGCTTGACATCAAAGAGTGAGTTGTAGATGCGAGGAGTAGTTGGATACTCTGGATAAGGAAGTGAGACCTTTGTGTTATTTGATTTGATAGGTTCAAAACGAATTTGAGTCTTCTTCTTCAACTCATCAGTGTTGTTAAACTGCAAAGTGGTACCATTAAGCTGAACGCCGTAACCAGCGTTGTTAGCTTCAATGTTACCAACCTTCTTGTTACCATCAGTAACAATCCAGAATTGATTCTTAACGATTGGCTTTGCGACTAGTTCAGTCATATGCTTCCTTTGTTAGTGCCTTAAAAAGGTCTTTCTTGTGCTTAGGAACCCAGTACTTTGCAGTAAGACCGCAGTCACCGTGCTTGCGTTCAGTTTCACAATAAGTCATTTTAGCTTTAATATGTTCTGGTCCAGTAACCGGATCAATGATTTCATATCCATCCTTAAGGGTCCTTGCACACTTATACCAGTGTGCTTGAGGAGGACGAAGCTCAAAGATATAACTGCTATAAGCAAATGCATTGATACGAGAGTGAATGCAGTCTTTGCAGAGATATACAGGATCAATCGGCATTGAGAATTCCTTTATATGGATTGTTGAGCCACTTGGAATACGTTTCAGCTTGCTCAGAAATCTTTGTGAGTTCATACTTACCGCAGAACTTCATCAGATGAATACCCACTTGAGGAGTAGTAGTTGTACGCACGTTTTCCTTAATCACAGTATCCACTGCCGCCTTGATTTCTGCTGGCTGTGCGCGGAGATCAATCAGTGTCTTGTTGCGTTCGTAATCATCCTTGACACGATGTTCGTCGCCGTTGTGATCAGTCCAACGCTGTAGCATCAGGTTGTTCCAATTGAATCCTTGCTTGTTGCGATCTTCAAACGCTTCCTTGATGCCGACAGAGTTCTTAGAACCCTTCTCGCGCACACCAGGATATGCAGAGAACACATTGTCAGTTGCATCACCGCGAATGATCTTCTTAAAGAGAAGATACTCCGGATCTTCCAAGAGCTTCTGTTCGCCAGTCTTCTTGTCCTTGACAGGCTTACCGCGATCATTGTAGTAGCCATCCAGCTTGATAAGCTGACCAGCAACACCATTGTACTGATGCACGTTCTCACTGATCAACTGCACGAAGTCAGAGTCGGACGAAATGATGAAGTGTTCGTCTTCGGGATGCAAATCAATGAAGCGGGCGATAAGGTCGTCTGCTTCTGCATTAGGATGACGTAGCACACTAGAATTAGTCTTGTGAGAAAGGAACGTAGTGAACGATTCATACGTTTCCCAGAACATCTTGTTTTCTTCAATCTCAGCCTCAGTCAGCGCAGTGTTATCAATAGCACGATGCGCCTTGTACGGCTTGTAGAATTCCTTACGCCATGAGCGGCCCTCAAGACAGAACACAACATGATCAATGTTGAACATACGCACAACCTGATTGACTGACGAGAGCGTAAGGTGCATTGCCATACCTACCTTCTCCCATGTGTCAGTGTTGCGGGCAGCAACATGCCGAGCGCGGAAGAACGTGTTAGCAGTGTCAATTAGGGCGTACTTCATGAGATACCTTTGCTCTATAATATACGTATACTATACGCTAAGTGTGAGCAGTTGTCAACCTAAATCGTGCCTTAGCGTATACGATTGTATTGTCACTACTTTTGGCATTTTTGGTAGTGGTTTGGTTGCTCTGTCTCTTGCTGCTATCAACTGTCAATGTATCTATAACATTATACCCAAATTCAGTATGATACTTCAGGACATCATCATTCATGTCTCGGTTCTTGACCTTACCTACATTCCAGCAGCTTACTCCGCTTTCATTCAAGTGATCAAGACCTAACTTAATAATTTCTCGTAGAAACCCATCAGCCCAGTCTTGATACGTGGGCATGTTCTTAATGCTCTGTGTATCTTCATGTGCATATACTTCTAAGTCAAAGTATGGGGGACTAGTCAACACTAAATCAACTTTAGGTATATTGTATTGTGCCATGTTTCTAGCATCATCACAAATCAATGTGACTTTATCATGAATGCCTAGAAAATCTACGATCTTGTTCAGGTTGTTATACGTGGTCGTGTTTGGTTCAAACGCAGTGTAATGTGCTCCGTAACTAACTGTACCCAGCATCCTTCCGCCCCAACCTGCACAAGGATCCAACACCCTCTCAGGCTTGTACTTGATACATGCTAGCTTCATCATCTGTGGACGATACATCGTGTTCTTAGTCAGACCGCAGCAGAAATAGATTCCTCGCTTAATCTCGCTAAGATAAGGTGTGCTGTGACTCTTGCGATTCCAGCGTAAAATCTTTTCTAGGTTCTTAGCAGTCCAGAGACTCTTGTAGCTAGTACCTGTCGCACTCTCAATGTCATAAAAGTTAGGACAGAAGTGTTCACTCAACTTCATGCCCAAGCGACTCGTAGAATTGATGCTATCCTCAGTAGTAGTCCAAGCACACAATTTCTGCCAGTCTTTCTTCATTTCATCATCAGTGTATGAGAAATAGAAACTAGTCTGTTCTAGTTCCTGTGCAAAGGTAGGCAATGCCGATTCAAAATCAGCATCGCTCATATTCCTAGTAGAATGTCTTTTGTTTAGGATATCAGATAATAATTTCATACATTTCCTTAAACAGTTTCTTGTCAATCTGTGTCCACAGTTGGTGAGACATAGCTTTTGTTATCTTTGCAATGAAGCCGTTGCCCTCACCACGATGACCAACTACCTTACCAGTGTTTTTTCCTCTGACACCGATCAGATCAATCCATGTAGCATCGTGGTAAGCTAATTGAGTAGAATCAATCACGATAAGGTAGTAAATTCTTTTCCCGGCTTTCCAATCACGGTCCTTCGTTGCTAGACACAAAATGTAGTCTTCCGTTTTGTTTTTCAGAAAATTTAATTTTTCAACAAGTGTCGCGTGTTTAGTCAAACGTGATCCAGAGATTTCCAGAACATCACTTCCGAGTTTACCGCTCTTATTACCAATTCTTGTTCCGTCGTCTGTAGTTTGATCTACACCCACGCCGTGATTAAAGTCAGGTTCCCAGTCAGAACCCCTTCCATCTAAAATCAATGCTTTAGCGCATAACTCTTCCCAATACTCACTCTTACATCTACCTGAATATAGATTATGATGTTGTGTAAGCAAAGTATGCAGATGTGGGACTATGCCTTCAAAAGTAATATCAGTCATCAATAATATCTTAACTTACTTCGGTGAACCCGCCGCCCAGATCGCGTTGTTGAATAACTCGCAATTCTGATTCTCGTTTTTCAGGATCGGCTGCTTCTTGTTCATATACTTCTAATGCGATGTTGCGACACACTGTCTGAAACCAACGATCTACGATTTGAGCATCAGTATCATCAGCACGAATCTTATATCCTTGCTTGACAAGATTAAGAACGAATTTGTCATTCCAGTCAAGATCAAATGATCCGTTATTGATATCAGCAGGATCCAAATCAACCTTTATAATAGCAATGTAAGGTTCGCCGGCAGCAGTCGCTTTTTGCTTTTCAGTAAGTTCTACTGACTTAGGCTTCGGCTGTCTAGGCTGACGAGGCTTCTTCGGCTTTGGTTCAGGAGGCGGAGGAGGTGGCTCCGGCGCAGTAAACGCAGGTTCATTCAACCATTTCTTTAACTTATCAAACATAGATTACCTCTCAATAGTATATATCTTTTTGTCACCGCCAGATTCAATAACCTCACCAACAATCCAATCAGGAGGGCGACGATTAGACCAACGCAACAAATTAACCTTACCGTAGTTGTAATAGCTACGATAGTTTTCTACTGGATCGTCACTAACCTTGTACTGATCATCCATGCAAGATGGCATGGTAGTGAATGTTTGTTCAGTAAGTTTAGCAGGAGTATTACTTAGAATATTCCCTAGCTTATCAATAGTAAGATGACTACGACCATAACGATGGGTATACTCATCACCAAGAGCAAGTAGATGATCAAACAACCAGCTATAATTTGCAACAGATTGTCGTGTCCATACTGCCGACGGGTGATTAATATGAGTAGCAGAATACATAGTATCATCAAGATCATTTGAAAGTTTCCATCGTTTAGCTTTACGGCCAGACCTAGACTGGCCTTCGTATTCCACACCATCTATGATGCGGTGTGCAGTTGAAAGCAACTGCGCCGTCTCCAAAATCATCTTAACCACATGGCGATCAACCATTGACTGTGCGGCGATGATCGGATCAGTATGTACATAAAAGATATTAATAGTTAAACTCCTTCATATTGATAAATACACTAAACACAGTGGAACCTAACATGGATATTAGAAACATAATTAATCTTATAACAGAAAACTCAATTGATGTCAAGGGCAATTCTCCGTTTTCGGACAAATTAAATGTAATGACATTAGACCAGTTTCTCAACGCTGCTGGTGTAATAACTCCTGACGAACAAGAAGAGGTTGATGAAGCAAAACTTGACGCGCCTTCTCGTGAGCTAGGACCAGACGAGTTGAAAGGATACTTAGATCGTATCATGGGTGATCCTATCAAGGATCCTAAGACAGGTGAACCGAAGAAGACTGCGCGTGGAACTGAAAAGTATGTGTCAGGTAAGACTAAGCAAGATAAGGTCAAGATGCCTTATGTTCACCGAAGTTCAGTGGTTCCTATTGTTGACCAAGATGGTCAAAAGTATGATCTTGATGCTTTGCAGAAATTGATCACTAAACGTCCTACTAAGATTCTGAAGCAGAATGAAAAGATGCAACATAGCGACGGTACTGCTAGTGTGTTCTACAATATCGGTCTTCCTGCGCTCAAGGGCCTAGCATACGATGAAGATAATAAGAAGTTTGTAATCATTGATACTTGCCCCGGCGCAGGCGCATGTCAGACTTATTGCTATGCTATGAAAGGCGGTTATGTTCAGTGGAAGAACGTTGCTGAAGGTCAGTCACAACTTCTAAATTTCTTGTATAATGATCCAGCCGGTTTCATGGATATGTTGAGCAAAGAAATTAATGCGGCTGATAAGAAGTTCAACAAGAAGGACAAGCAAACTAAACTTGTTATTCGTTGGCATGATGCCGGTGACTTCTTCTCACCTCAATATCTTGCTATGGCATATGCTCTCGCTAAGAAGCATCCTAACGTTGACTTCTATGCATACACTAAGTTAGCATCAGTTGCACAGGGCACAAAGCCTGACAACTTCAAGATTAACTATTCAATGGGTGCAAAGCCGGGCGAAGAAAAACAGATTGATTTCCAGAAGACAAAGAACAGTAGAGTTGTTCCCGAGGTTCTATTCAAGGACCTTCTTGACCGTGACAAAGATGGTAAGCTACACTACGTCAGTAAGGAAGCTCTAGCTTCTCTCAAGCAACGTATTGCTGCAAAATACAGCGTAAAGCCAGATTCAATTCTCACTTATGATGAAATGATGAAGACACC